ATATAAACCGCTACCGTTTACCTCTTTGTAAATGTGATAACGCCCCGCCGTGGGTGATGCGCCCCATGTGATGGTGTTTACATTGCCTGCCACGGTGATGTCGTTTGCGCATGTTGCAACGGCTGATGCAATGCTTTCATCAAACGATGTAGCAGCAACCGATGCCACCACATAATTGTACACTACAGCACCCGCGCCCGTTGGCGTAGCCACAACAGTGGGCGGCGGTGTTGTGGTTGCACCAAAAAACACCCCCGAAAGCGTCCAACGTGTATCAGCGAAGCGTTTCAGCTCCAGCGGGTAATAGTCGGGATGGGTCAGCGTTAAAACATCGGCAGACTGGGTGAATGTGATCTGGTCGAGCTTCCACGGCACGTAAGTGGTTGGCAACTCATAAATCCCATTGGTGAGCGGGTACCACACCCTAGCAAGCAATGGAATCTCAGGGCTTGCGCCAACGCTAAATGCTACGGAAACGTAGAAGATACCCAGGTGCAAAACGATGTCGCCAGCCGTGTAGGTTGTTACAGCTGACCACGCAGCAGCGGCCGTAATAACAAGCGGTGCGCCTTGTGCATAAAAACGGATGTAACCATCACCAAGTTCCAGCACGTAGGTCTGCTGGTTGTTGAATGTGAAGGGAATCAGTCGTGTGGCGCGGTCGCTGAATTTTGCCTCACTTACAAACGTGGTACCGGGGCGCGTGCGCAAGGGACCATGCGGCAGCACCATGAAGTTTTTGGCCAGTGCTACTGCGCTGAGACGTTGCGCCATGAATTGATCATCGGCACGCCCGAATAGTTCCGGTGTTACCTCGCCAGCATTAAAGCTTGCCTGTAGCTGCTTCATCGGTTTTTGATCCAGATAGGCGTATGCACGCTTTCATCAATGCTTAAACGTGCATCATGGGTTTTTGCCTTACTCTCTGCGAGTTGGGCAATCTGGAACCAACGATCGATCAGTGCAGGCTTGCGGGTAATCGGCATGACAAGCTTAACTGTCAGTTTTGCAGCAAGTGCGGAATTGAACAACGTGGGGAATAACATCGCTGGAACTTCTGCCACGTAGCGAAAAACCGCCGTTGGTGTGTTGGTGTAGATTAATCGGCCACCTGCCCCATCTGATTCCACCGCATAGGGTTGCTGTACCGATAGCGGATTAGGAATAACAGGGGTTAGGCCACTGAATGGTACAACCGTAGGCAGCAGAGAAATAGGGGTGATGCAATCGGCAGGGAATTGGTAACTGTATAGCCATTCAGGCGGGGGTGTGCCAAGCAATGGAAGCTGAACACGCTTGATGGCGAACGACCAGTGATAATCTATCGATAACAGTTCACGCAATACAATGGGGTAAAAAAGCGAGCAAACGGTGGCATTTGCGCCAACAGGTGGGGCGATGGATGAAACAGTTGGTGGCTCGCCGAGGTTTGCCAGTGCCTCATTGCAAATATCTACTTCACTCATCCATTGCCCCTGTGTGGTTGCAGGCGCGACACTTGCCGCGCCTGCTTGTCATTACTCTACTTGCTCGATCAATAGTGCCATTTCGGTGATGAGATCAGCCTTGGTTTTGCGCTTGTCCAAGTTCACATCGAAATTATCCAGTGCATAGGCTTCGATTTCGTCCTTGGTCATCGCGTTAAAATCAATGGATTCTTCATCTTCAGTGGCTTTAGCTTCCGCCTCTTGATCTTCTGAAGTAGCAGGTGCGGCGGGTGTTGCAGGTGCAGCGGGTGTTGCAGGTGCGCTTGCTCGCTTCTTCTTTTTAGGTGGCGTGTCATCGCTCAACACCTCCATCCAGTCACCCACCTGTTCACGGGCTGTTAGCACGTCACCGTTTGGCAGCGGCTTGTCAGTTAACGTGAACTCAGCCGTTGCGGTGTTAGGCTCGTGCAGGCCGTAGTGATAACCTGCACGAATTGCCTTTACTACAATGGCCATTAAACCAGACCATCCGGGAAGATACGATGAACAAACGGATCGTTGGTGATGAATGCATCAATAGAGCCAGCCGTTAGCACAGCAGCGGCAACAACAGCACGAACAGCCAGATAACGATTGTAAACGTCAATCGGCAGCTCTACCTTGAAGATTTGAAAGCCAGGAATCAGCGACGCGACAGGAATCGCAGCCGTTGAAGCGTGAACCGTTGGCGCAGCACCAATAACTGGCGTAACATCAGAAACCAGCTCAAACGCTACAGTTGCAGCGCCAGCACTGGTAAAAGCAGCCGTAGCATTTACCACCAAATAAAGGCCATCACTGTTGCCAATCGCGCCATCCGCGCCAGCGTCGATAGTGTCACCCACCGCCGCCGCGCCAATGGCTGTAGGTACGGCTAAAGCGTTTGCAAAGCGCAAACGTGAATCAATAAACATGGTGTAACCTCCTTGGGTTGTTCCACTGCTACTGGCTTATGCACAGCAGCAGTGGGTTAATGATGATTAGATAACGCGAGCTTCCGTGCTTAACAGCGCATCAGTACGGCGAACGGGGATATCATCAAATGCCATGACTTTTTTACCCGCCACTGTTTCCCAGTTCAGATTGTTGGTAATTTTATCAAGAATGCCCAAGCGAAGATTTTCACGCGCTTCACGGCTAACGTAAAAACATGGGCGCCCCATACTCAGGTGTGGGATGCGTTCGGTTGCCCGAATCATCGCACGAACCAAAGCCTGAGCGCCTGCTGATGTCCGAAGCGTTGCGATATCGATGTTTGCAATACGTACAGCATAACGCCAATCACGTACTGATAGGCCAACCTGTTGGGTGTAATAGGTTTGATAGGCTTCCATCAATCCACCACTGGGTCCCTGAACAGTGCGCTGCCCTTGATCCTCTTGCTGTACACCAGCAACGGTTCCTTGTGGGTAGATGTAATGCATGGTGTTTTCACCCCATACACAGAGCCATACGGATGTATTGTTTGCGCCAACACCGCCAGCATCAATAATATTAATACCATTTTGAGCGCCTAAACTGTTATAGCGTGGAGCTAGACCAGTAAAACGCTCAGGTGTTACCGTCTCATCACCATAAAATGTCGTTGAAGCCACGGATTCTGAGATACCGATAATTTTGGCGGTATCTTCAGACAAGCGGAAATCTTGAGCATTATTGCTAATATCCACCATGGCCTTATCGACCTGGGAATAATCTGCCAATTGGCCGCAGTTGTCGGTAACTTGTGCGGTTTCGGATTTTGTAGGTTGTACAAATTGATACATTTGCCGCCAAGTCGGCGCGGAAATACCGGTTCGCACGGTTGTTTTATGACCAGTTCCAGAGTTGGCCTCTAAAAAGGTGCCCTCTTCGGTCAGTTCGTTGACCTGGCTCAAAATCTCTACGACTTTATCAATACGCCCGTTGGGGTCTAGGCGTCGTGATACATCTGCCATGGTCGGATTGTTTACTGCTAATAATGCCATGATACCGCTCCTTTATTTATTCATTGTAGGATATAACGTTTGCGCAGTTGTTTTATCTTGCGGTGCTGAATCACCACCCACAAACGCATCCTCTGATAGGGATTTGCCGACACGCATCATGAAACGGATCAGCTCCGGATGATTGCCCATGCCCGAGGTGTTCAATGCTTCTATGAGTGCTGGCGTGCCAAATTGATCCAGTGCTTTTTTGCTCACGCCCAAACGCTCTTGCATATCAGCCCCGCCGATTTCGGGATCAGCACGCGCATCATTAGCCCAGCCATCAACGGTTGATTGCCATTGCGCCTCTTGCTGGCTTACCATCGCAGCAGCTTGCTTGGTTGATAGATCGACAAACGCCTGAGCTTGCTCGTTTGTCAGACCTGCCGCCTTTGCTGCATCGGTGAACTCGCCCAACATGGTTTCATCTACGTCAACACCTTCTGCGAACGTGAGCTCGTAGGATTCGGGCGCGCCTTCGGTTTTCTCTTCGCCTTCGGTTTTTCCATCGCCTTCAGGCGGTGTTTCGCCTTCGGTTTTATCGTCAGCCTTTGGCGGATCAGTAAGCAGGGTTGTGGGCTCTTGTGCTTCGCCCTGCCCTGCTTCGCTACCTGTTGGTGGTGCTTGTTCGTCACTCATGCAAAGAATCCTCCTGCTGTTCATTCACCATAATCGTGTAAAATTCGGGAAAGTGGGTTTCAATGTCAGACATGATGCCTAACCCGATAGCACGGCGGCCTTCTGATTCGGCCATGCGGTGGGTGTTGTCGTTATAACTAGACCGAAAAACACGGCAGCGGCTGAGTAGTTGCCAAACAAAAAAACGCCCTTGCCGTGTACTCAATACACTGCCGAGGGCGTTTATCTCTTTTGTAGGTTGTTCTTTTGGCTGCTGGCCATCGTTATCGTCACTCATGCTGCAACGCTATGACTGGGCTATGGGCTTACCTGTACAGTTTACAGTTGTTGTGGCATCACCCGCCCATCAAACCAGCCAGCGCGCTGCCATCATCCATGGACGTATCTGCCAACGTCTTGGCTGATTCAACCGCCTGCTGTGCCATTGCTGCCTGCTGTTGTGCCTGTTCAGCCTCTTGCCGCTGCTGGCGGATGGCTTCCACAGCATCATCGGAGCGTGTGATTTTGGTGGGTGTTCCAAGTATATTGCTGTACTCATCCACAACTTGATCAAAGTCGATTTTATCAACAACGAAGGGCGAAACAGCAGCAGCACTGGATACAACGGAGACAAGCCGATCAATAGACGATAGCCCCACCGCTTTTTGTGCCTGTGCCAACACTGAAACATATTCAATGTCCAGCGGATGACCGGCTAACTCTTCGGGCGGTTCTGGCAGTAACCCACCACGGTTAAGAATGCCGAAAACACGGTCAATTTTGCGGCTGAGCTTTTCTTTTTGCAGTCGTTCAAGCACAGGACCCAACATAATCAACTTTTCTTCGTTTCGGACGCTGATTTCTCGCGCTGTCACACCTGACTTATCAAGGTTGGAAACCATCTGGAACAGGTCAACATAGAATGCGGCGTTGATGCGTCCGCGCACGTCTTGCATGTCGGCAAGCAGGTAATCAAGGCGGAGGTTGGGGTCAATCAAAGGGCGCATCTGTGCGGCATTGATATCGTCCGAATAGGTGATGCCGCCAGGGAAACGGTTGATGCCTGCATTCTTCATGGAGGAAGGTGCAACAAGCGGCGGGTCTGTCATTTTGTCGATGGCTTCAGCTTTGCGCATCTGTTCATGCTGCAACTGCAGGTTGTCGCCCAGTGCATCCATGGCAGGGCTAAAACCGTAAATGTCACCGCCTGCCACATTCCAGCGGGTGACCGTGGCAGGGAATTCATGAAAGCCCGATTCGCTGAGTAACTGCTGGTTTTCTTTTTTGCCGCCGTACTCGAAGTATACGCTCTTAAAAGGCATATCTATCGCGTGTGGGCTGTTGGGGTCGTTGGTTTTGCGTGGCTCGATAGCGTGCACCACGGTTAGCCAGGCATCGAAGTTGCGCGACTCGTACAGGTTGCGGGTGGCGTCGCTGACGTTTTCAATCCCGAACTTTCCAACCACCTGCGCTACCGTCATTTGGAATTGACGGTAGAGGGTATCCACCACCCCACGGTGATCCTGTGCAATGTAATACTCCCCTGCGGTCAGTGGGTAGTCTATGATTACATCGTGATGATCTTCAAGCGTCAACGTTGCTTCTGTGCCAAACAGTGCCAGCTCATCGTATGATGCGTGGAATGCATTGTAGGTGTTGGATTGGCTGAATACGTGCATCATCTTTTTTTCAACGCTGCGCAGATACTCTTTGACGGGTGTAAACTCCATCATTTCGGTGTCACCCGTGGCCAGGCGAAACCATGGCCGCGATGGCGATGTAAGCCCACCCATCAACCCAGCCGACAGCGTGCGCGCGGCCATTTTGGCGGTGTTGTCCAGAATCCGCTTATTGAAGTTGTAACCCTTGTTGCGGTCGGTCACCAAAAAGCGGCCACGCTTGGGCTGGAAATAGTCGGATATCTGCTGCCACTGGCTGATATAGCTTGTACGCTCATTACTCAGCGCGCCAAGCCTGCGCTGATAGGGTGTCATGCCTTTGTTATCTACGTTGGCAGTGCGCATGCTTATTGCCCCAGCAATGTGGGCTTAGCGAGAGACGAACCATAACTGGCTGCACCGCCTGCACCTGTTAGCAGCGTGCCGTTAAAACTGGATCCTGAGCGGCGGCGTTTGCGCCCTGCGGTGATTACATCAGTAACGGGCTGCATGGATTGCTGAGGCAAAGCCTGAACAGCGACAGGCTGAACAGCGACAGGCTGCGGCATTATTTGCTTCATGGCTTTGAATGGATTACCGCACATAAAAAAACCCCCTAGTTTGCGAGGCAACGCTAGGGGGCGGTTATGGGGTTATTTGTACAGATTGGGTATATAAACTTTATTCCTTATAACTTCCTTGCCCAGCGAACTGCAAACACACCAAACAAACCAACAGCAGGCGGAAGCAGTAGCAGCGGTGTGTTGAAACGGTAAGGGTCATCTACAATATACCAACCTATAAAAGCAAACGACCATATTGAAGAGAGTGCTACCCATAGTCTAATGTCCAGATGGTTAAACACTTTAGAGAAGATTCTTTTTCTATTGTTCCATATAAAAAAAACAGCATATACCAGTGCAATCGCGAGCATGGACAAGCCAAAGGATACTAACACGACCAGTTTATTATCGCCCCTATCATCAACTAGCAATAAAAACACAGCAAAACCAATAGAGAATGCCAAAAAATTACACCGCGTCTTTTTTTCGTCAGGTGTTTTAAGCTCTTCTAAAGTTAGGTGCGGTTGCCTTCTCTGCCTTTCCCGCAATACATCACGGTGCACACCATACATCGAAACTATAGCGATCGAAGAAACGAAGTAAAAAGAACAAAAAATAGAATATAATAACGTCACCCAACACCTCACATTCCCGCATAGGGATCATATTTACCCGCCCCACCCTGCTGACCATGAGCCGATGGAGGAAGTTTTTTGGCTACTTCCTGAGCAAACGAAAGGATAAGCGAGTCCGCACGGTTTGGCGATGGCAGGCCGCGCTTTTTCATATCCTTTTTAGATTCAATCTGAATCTTTCCATCTATGCGCGGCACCGTTTCTGGACCTGTCAGCTCATAGCTTAGCGTTTGATCCTTGGGTATCGCCCCACCCTGCCGCAACCAGTCCCGCGCCTTGCCCCACATCTCTGCCCGCTTGTTGATATAGCCAGGGTCATTGGCTTTACCAGCAAACCACACCAGCCGCCACTCGCGGTTCATCGTGCGCCCCGCCGACACAATGCCGGTACCATAACCCGCATCAACAAACACAGCATCAGCATGGTGCTCATCTTCCAACTGCGCGATGGTATTAGCCACCCATACATCATTATCATTTTTTTCTAACGTACGAAGCACGCGAAACATCAAACCCTGGCGCAATGAGATCACCAATTCGTCATCACCTTCCCACGCGGGATCGCAGGTAATAATGACCGGCGCAAAGTTGTATTGCTCAACACGCACAAAACGACCAAACGCCGCGTCCACATCATTTGTGCCGATAAACTGCCGAGATGATGCAGAGGGGAACATGCCACGAATGCGAATCTTCACCCGATCCGAATCAATGCCATAGTCGGCAATCATCTGATCCAGCATGGCTTTGTTGGTTATCTGCACATCGCGGGAATCAATATGCCGTGTGTTCCATCTGTGCTTTTGTCGCCGGAAACATTCGCGGAATGCGCCGCTGTTGCGCGTAGGGTTACCAAAAGCGAACTGCATAGGCTCGCCATCGGTCAGGCCACCGTCTTGAACTTCCCAAATCGCATCAGGCACTGCCGAAGCTTCGTCGTTGATATAAAACGATGTGGAGTTGGCGGCATGCTGCCCTGCAAACGCTTCGGAATTGTCCTTACTGCATGTTTGCGCAGTACAGAACCAACTTTCGGGGTGCTCTTTGTGGGCGAAACGCATTGAGCCGCGACCCGTGGAAACATTAAACCAGTGCGCGGTGATACACTTCTTTTGCCACTTGGCTATTTGCGCCCATGTTTTCGTCTCAAGCTGCGCGCCTGTGTTGGCGGTGACTGTACCTTGCGCGTAGGGGCGGGTGGACATGATCCAGTTA